AGCAGTTTGTGCGATTGATTTCGGCGGAGATAAAACATCGACAGCTGGTGACTTTACAGTTGTCTTTCCAACCGCAGATGCTTCAAACGCGATTATTCGTTTAGCATAAGGTCAACAAGGATATGTTAGAATCTAACGATGCCTCTGACCAAATTAAACTTTAAGCCAGGAATAAACAAAGAAGAAACCGATTACTCAAACGAAGGCGGTTGGGTTGACGGCGACAAAATTCGTTTTCGCAAAGGCAATGTCGAGAAGATAGGCGGTTGGGAAAAATACTCATCCGGCACAATAATTGGCTCTCCTAGAGCTTTGCACTCATGGATATCTCTTAGTGGAAACAAATATCTAGGCATTGGCACAACCAATAAATATTACATCGAAGAAGGCGGAACCTATAACGATGTAACACCAATTCGCAAAAATACCACCAATGCAGCTACATTCGCTGCAACCAATGGATCTTCAACCTTGACAGTTACCGATGCCAGTCATGGTGCTGTTAATGGTGATTTTGTAACCTTTAGTAGTGCAGTTTCATTAGGTGGTCTTGTTACGGCTGCGGTTTTAAACCAAGAATACCAAATCACTTTGGTAACTGGAACAAACACTTATGAAATTACTGCAAAAGATACCTCTGGCGATACAGTAACCGCCAATGCAAGTGATTCTGGCAACGGCGGATCTGCTACAGATGCAGCTTATCAAGTAAATTCTGGCCTAGATGTTTATGTTGAGTCGACGGGCTGGGGTGTTGGCACTTGGGGAGCTGGCGGTTTTGGCTCATCTTCAAGTATATCTGATACGAGCCAATTAAGGTTGTGGACTCACGATAATTTTGGTGAAAATTTAATTATTAATCCCCGTGGTGGAGACATTTATCGTTGGGTTGAGAATGACGGATTGGGCACTAGAGCAGTGAAATTGTCTTCTGTTTCTGGTGCAAACTTGGTGCCCACACAAGGTTTGCAAGTGATTACCTCAGAAACCGACAGGCATTTGATAGTATTGGGCGCTGATCCAATTAGTGGGAGCTCNAGNACNGGANNNNTNGATCCNATGTTGGTGGCATTTAGTGACCAAGAAAACGAATTGGATTTTGAGCCATTGACTACAAATACGGCTGGATCTCTTCGATTGTCTTCTGGATCATCAATAGTNGGCGGTCTAAAAGCAAGACAAGAGGTATTGATTTGGACCGATACATCGTTATATTCAATGAACTTTATTGGCCCACCATTAACTTTTGCGATGAATTTAATCAATGAAGGCGCTGGATTGATTGGTCCAAAAGCCTGTGTCAATTCACCAAAAGGTGTGTTTTACATGTCTAAGAAAGGTTTTTACTTTTATAACGGCTCTGTGCAGAAATTACCTTGCTCTGTTCAAGATTATGTTTTTAGTGATTTAGATGAAGGACAGGCCTACAAATGTTTTGCTGGCCTCAACGAAGAATTTTCCGAGGCTTGGTTTTTCTATCCGTCCTTAACGGATAATGAAACCGAAATATCAAGATACGTTATATACAACTACGAAGAAAATTCCTGGAGCATTGGATCTTTGGAAAGATACGCTTGGCTGGCTGCTGGTGTATTAAATAAACCATTGTCGGCTGGGGAGGCGTCTTCAACCAAGTACATTTATGAACATGAAAAAGGCTACAACAATGATACCAGCTCAATGGATGGTGTTTTCGTTGAGTCTGCGGACATTGATATATCGGATGGAGACAGATTTGCATTTTTAAAACGTGTTTTGCCAGACATTCTTTTTGTGAATGATGTTGGTACCAGTCAAGATCCGGCTATAAATATTGTCGTAAAACAAAGAGATTTTAGTAATCAAACACTTGTCACAAATTCGACCACGAAAATTACTTCGAGCAGCACTTACGGATCTTTAAGGTCCAGAGGCCGACAATTTGTGTTTCGGTTTGAATCAGACGACGACAACGATGAGACAGATAGAAAAAATTACAAATGGAGATTGGGTAATACGCGAGTAGACATACAGCCGTCGGGGAGAAGGTAGGTGAGCAAATTACTGCCAACTAGGCTGCCCATTGCAGATGGGGCTAATGTAACGGCCGATACCTTTAATCGTTTAATAAGAATTTTAGAAATTAATTTAGGTTCAGTCGATCCAGACAGAATAAAAACTTACAATTCAACAGAAATTAGTGAATTGCAATTTGCTACTGGAGCGATTATATTTAATTCTACAGTAGAGGTACACCAAGCCTTTGATGGAACAGAGTTTAGAAATCTGTATGAACATCAAACATACTTGACTGGATTATCTGCTACAATGAGTTTAGGTAGTGTCACAGTAACGACGAGTTAGTATGGCAATTAGTGAACAATTACAAGCAAGAATTAGCAGAATGACAAGCGGCGCCGTTCCGTCTGCGCCGAGCATGACAACTGAGAGCACCANAAGAATGAGCGTCATGCCAGATAATAGAGTCGATAATTTTCTTCTCACTAGAGAAATGATGGAAAACCGACCACCCATGGAAAATTTGCCGCTTGATCCTAACAGCACTCCAGAGATTACACCTTTTGGAAAGTTACCGAGCGACAAAGATCCCATGGATGAGATGGATGAGGAAACCAAGCAAAGGTTGGACGAATTGCTTGGCAAAGCCGCAGCTCAACAAATGGCACCAATGGCACCATTGGCACAACAGCTCAAAGCAGCTGGAACCGGAGAAGACACAGCATTGGCGCATTTACGACCTGGCGAGATAGTAATACCGCCCGAGTTCATGGAAGACGAACAGTTTGAAGGCGCATTAGAAAGAAAATTCAGAGAGTTTAATATCAACCCAGAAGAGGCCGTAGTCGGCATGGGGATTGCAAGTCTAAACCCACAAACAGGCTTAGAACAGTTTGGTTTCTTCAAAAAGATATTCAAAGGCATCAAAAAAGTCGTTAAGAAAGTCGCGCCAATAGCTGCTTTCATCCCTGGTGTTGGCACAGCATTGGGCGGTGTTTTAGGCGGCATTGGTGGCTTGGCCACAAAAATACCNGGCATCGGNGGAGCTTTAGGATCAATAGGCAGCACTGTTGCTGGCGGAATAGCTAAATTAGGCATACCCGGCATATCTTCTATAGCGGGAGGCACAGCTGGTGGTTTCGGTGGTATTGCGGATGCACTCACTACAAAAGCTGGTCTTTTCGGTGGCGGTCCGTTTGGACAAGCCGGATCAACGTATGCGGGTGGTCCCGGCACGGATCCAGCCTCAGTTGCAAAAAGAAGTCTCGAAGAGGCAAGAGAAGCTGCTGTGGCTTCTGGAGATGCAGCACAAGTTGCATTGATAGATCAAGAGCTTGCCAAATACAATACTGGTCAAGGCAATATTTATGGCGGCGGAATTGCTGGAGCCATTGGTGGTGGTCAAGGAATGGGCCAAGGCCAAGGTGGAGGCGGTTTGGCTGGTTTATTAGGCCTCGGTGGACAAGGTGGTGGACTTGGTAATTTTGCGAAAATGGCTGGAATTGGAGGCTTAGCTGCTGGTTTGGGTAAGCTGGCTTATGAAGATGCAAAGAAACAAAAAGGCGTACCTCTGACACCTATGGTTATGGAGAGCCCAACTGGACGATACAATATTGAAGCTGAGATCGCTAGAAGAATGGGACAGCCCGCGCCAAATCCTGTNGAGTTTGGTTTATTGCCGGAAGGCACAATACCAGAGCTATCTGGAGGAAAACCAAGTGGTATGATGTACGGCGGAGCTGTTGAAGATCTTACAGGCGGGATGGCACCAGGACTTAGATATGGCGGTGGCATCAGTGCAATGTCTAATTCACCCACCATTATGATGAATCCCGATATGCCCGTGATGCGATTTGCTAAAGGCGGACCTACAATTATGATGAATCCCGATATGCCCGTGATGGCTTTTGCCCAAGGCGGAGCTGTACAAATGCAAGAAGGTGGAGGCATGGATCCGAGTCAGTTTCCAAGAATGGATGGCGACATCAATGGTCCGGGCACAGAAAANAGTGACGATNTACCCGCAATGCTATCAGACGGAGAATTTGTAATGACTGGCCAAGCGGTCAGAGGTGCTGGTACTTATGATATGGCCATGGATCCAAAAGGCATAATCAGTTTGGTTCCTAGTTTTGAAGAAGACAGAGAAAGAGGAATGGACCTTATGTACAAAATGATGGATGTTTTTTCAACAGGCGCGGAGTCTAGCTAATGCGTAGACCATTACCAAAAATTAACTTTGATCCAAATACAATGACGCCTATACGGGGTAACAATCAAGCACCGAGGATTCAAATAAGTCCACCAAGACCATTCAGAGGACCTAGAGGTGTTGCAGACAGAATTAATGCGCCTAGTAGACTTGATGATTTAGATTTTCAAATGCAAATGCCAACATTTTCTGGTGGTTTAAGCGGTCTTTTACCGCAAATGGCCGCACAACAAATGGCTCAATTAATGCCAGCGTCAAACATTGGACAAGAACAACAAATGGCTGCATTGCAAATGGCTGAACCCTTTGGACAACAAGAACAACAAATGNCTGCATTGCAANCATTGCCGCCNGTATCATTTCCACAGATGGCTGCTCCACAGATGGCNGCTCCACANATGGCNGCNCCACANATGGNCAAGAACAACAAATGGCAGCACCCATTGGACAAGAACAACAGATGGCTCAATTAATGCCAGCGTCAAACATTGGACAAGAACAACAGATGGCTCAACTATCAGCGCCAAACATTGGACAAGAACTGCCACCACCTAGCATAGAGCAAAGACCACCTAGCATAGAGCAAAGACCACCTAGCATAGAGCAGATGCCACTACCCATTGGACAAGAACAACAAATGGCTCAACTGTCAGCGCCACAGATGGCTACAACC